GCCTAACAGCATGAGAAGGCAGCCGTGAAAATATTAGTATTAAATGCGAAAGAGGTTTTACACCTTTTTCGCATTATTTTTTTACCGAAAGCGAGGTGCGGAAGTGCGCGAATATAGATACCTTACCCACGACGACCGCCTACTTATTGAAAAGCTATATGCGCACGGAATCACACCGTCCAGCATTGCCGGGGTTGTAGGGGTATCGCTGGCGACAATCTACCGAGAATTGCCGCGCGGCTATACCGGCAAGCGTTATCCCGGCGGGCGCAAAGTTTACAGCGCCGAGAAAGCCCAGCAAACCACCAATCAAAATATCAAACGCCGTGGGCGAACCCCGGCGGATAGAAAGGACGCGACAAAATGACCCCTGTTGAAACAAAGAACACCAAAAGCTCCGGCATTGAAATCGAAATTCAGTTGGACACCGACGACGCCCACGCGAAATTAGACAATCTTGCCGTCCATGTAACGGCGGTGAACGAACTGCTTGATCGTACCCTTAACCGCCTTGATCGCGCAGCGCAAATACTGCCCCCGACCTCCCTTGAAGCTGTCCGGGCAATGCGCTACGGCTTACCGCCGACGGAAAACTATATGCGCAGCCTTACGGAAATGCTGAAAATCAGCTGCCCGCTGGTTGCAGAAGTCAACTACTTCCTGCGCACGAACGCAGACGGCACTTGCGCTGGGCGCAATAGTTCGGTTCAAATCAAGTTTGCAGCCGGTGATGAAGTTAAATTACCGATTGATGAGCATGACCGAATCGGCATTTTGGCTTGCGTTTCCGAAACTGTCTGCCGATATGCGCACCGGGTATTGCCTGATGCTTGAATTAAACCACTCCTACAACATGGACTGTATGCAGGGCATGGCGCAGTTTCCAGACGGATATTTTGACCTTGCCGTGGTTGACCCGCCATACGGCGGCGCAGGCAATACATTCAAATGCTCCGATAAAACCCGCTTTGGCGGGCGGTTTGATCGTTACCGTTCTACTGCCCCGGCGGTTCAGAACCTTGCGGGGGGGGGGGGTATAGCATTACCCGAACCGGCGGCGCATGGGCGGCGAAGTACGGCAAAAAAATCATAGCGTGGGACAACGCGCCACGCCCGGAATACTTTGATGAATTGTTTCGCGTTTCCAAGCAACAAATCATCTGGGGCGGCAATTACTTTGACCTGCCACCCTGCCGGTGTTTCCTGATCTGGAACAAGCCCAACATACCGACCGACTTTACCATGGCGCAATGTGAATTTGCGTGGTGCAGCTTAAACGAAAATGCCAAGCTGATTTCACTTTCCAGCACCCGCAGTAAAGGCGCAAAGCACTGGCACCCCACGGAAAAGCCCATCGGTCTGTACGACTGGATTTTCCGCCTGTTCTGTCACCCCGGCGATAAAATCCTTGATACCCACCTCGGCAGCGGCAACAGCCGCAAGGCCGCCTATGATGCGGGGCTGGATTTCATCGGGTTTGAAGTTGACCCGGAATACTATGCCAAGGGCTGCGCCGATTTTGACGCATACGCCGCACAGCAAAGCCTATTCCGGCAGGCGGCGGCAGAAAGCGCCGGTGAACAGCTGTGCCTATTATAACAACCCTATGCGCGTTTGGCGGTATCGGCGCAGAACTGACCGCTGCCAGCAGCCGAAAGCAACTTACAGAAAGGGGTGCAAACGGCTGACCGGGCACCGTGCGGGCCGCTATCTGCCGCACGGAGGTGTCGGACACCTAAAGGGACGTTGCCCCTATCCGCCCCGGCGGGCAAGCCTGTTCGTGCCCGCTGGGTATATATGCGGGCGCTGGCGCAGATTTCACAGCATCGGTCAGTTCGATTCTGACGGCCCGCTGCCCCTTTTCTCTCTTTACCTCCTCATAGCTGACAGCCGGGAAAGACCGGCACTATATGAGCCGCCAAAGCCGCATGAAGCCCCGGCGGATAAGAAAAACACAGGAGGATTGAAAAGCATGATCGACACGTCCATCATCGAAAGCCCACGCCGTGACACTTCCCCGCAAGTATACGCGGGTCTGCCCGCGCAGGCGTATGTTCCCAACCCCTACGATTTCGGGCGACCGGCCATTGTCTACCCCGGCGACAGCGTGTACTATTCCGCGCCTGAACCCCATGACAAAGCCCGCGCCGCCGACACCGTGCTTGACGCCGTGCGCCGCACAGCCTGCGCCTACATGAACCAGGCCTTGCGCGTAAGCCCCGCACAGGCGGCGGCAATGGAAGCGGGTATTCAATATGGGTGGAGCGACCCCCGCGCAAATCCGGCGAACTATACCGCCGCCGGTGATTATTGCGGGCAGTAACGCCGCACACGGAGGAATAGCTTATGGGGAGACCGCCGAAGCGGAACCTGAACTATTCGACGTGGGATGTTGACGTACTGGAAAACGATACCTCTATTGATGCCTTGATTGATGCACAGGGGCCAGCGGGCTTTTATGTCTACTTTGCTCTGTGCCAAAAAGCCTACGCCACCGATGGTTATTACTACCGCTGGGGATATGACAACGCCGCGAGTACAGCCCGCAAGCTGGGCGGCGGCTTGAAGTCAACCCAAGTTCGGGCAATCGTTGATCTGTGCGTGTCTTTAGGGCTTTTCGATAAAGCCTTATTTACAACGGACGGAATACTAACCTCGCGCGCAATTCAAAGCCGCTATCTTGACGGCATTGCAAGGCGTACCGGCGAAATACCAATTATTGTTGAATACTGGCTTTTAGAGGCAACGCCCCGCGCCGGTTTAGTTTTTGTACACAAAAACGGAATAACCGCATACAGAAACCAAGATAACGAACCACAAAAACCGAGTTTTCGCACAGAAGATTATATTAGACAAAATGAGATTAACCCCCAACATAATCTTCCCCCCGAAACGACTGTTGAAAAGTCTGTTGAAAACAGACGCGAAAGCTGTACCCGCATTATAGCCCTGATTCAATCCTACACAGGGGCAAATTTGCAGGGTGATAAGCAAACAAGAAAGCAGGTGTACAACCTGTTTGACCGTGGCTACACAGAACAGGACGTGAAAGCAGTTGTGCAGATCGCCGCAAACACAGAGGCGCAGTTCCCACCGCCTGTACAGCTTTTCGGGCCTATGTTCGACCGCATGATAACCACCACAGCAGGGGCGGCAAGCTACGCCCTGCGCGATCATTACGCGCCCCTGCCGCCTGCCAGCAAGAAAGGAAGTGCAAGAGCATTCAATGGCGGATATTAAATACACCCTGCCGCCCCCTACCGAAGATGTTGAACAAATCTGCCTTTTCCGATGGGCAAACGCACAGCAGGGCAAATACCCGGAGCTTGCGCTTATGTACCATGTTCCCAACGGCGGCAAGCGCAGTAAATCCGAAGCGGCACGGTTCCGCGCCATGGGCGTGAAAGCCGGTGTACCTGACATCTTCCTGCCGGTAGGCATTCAAAAGTTGGATTCCGTTGATCGCGGCCAGTATACCATTATCCGAACCAAGTATAACGGCCTGTACATCGAATTGAAACGACAGCGCGGCGGTACGGTATCAGCTGCACAAAAGCAATGGATTTCCGACTTGCGCGAGGCCGGTTACGCCGTGGAAGTTTGCAAAGGCTGGGAAGCCGCCGCCGCTGTCATCACGGAGTATCTGGAGGGGCGGTATAGACCGCAATATCAGCCATGAACAACAGCAAGAAACGTCACAGCGGCAGCGCCTACCGCCGTTTTGAAACCATGATGAACTACTACGCCAAGCCCGGAAAAGACCGCACCAAAGCCAAGCAGCACCCGAAGAAGAAAAGGAGCAAGAAAAAGTGAAAACTATTGTCATTCTGAATTTGAAAGGCGGCGTCGGCAAAACTACCACCGCCACAAATCTTGCCTATGAGCTTTCCAACGTCGGCGAAACCCTGCTGATCGACGCCGACAAACAGGGCAACAGCACCGAGTTTTACGGAATCCGCGATTTTAAGTACGGTCTGGGCGATGTGCTAACTGCTAAAAACTCCGATGAAGCCCTCTATCTGAAAGCCATTTGCCCCGCGCGCAAGCCGAACGGCGATATATACCCGCATTTGTTCGTCCTGCCCAGCGACTACCGCCTTATGAAGTCGAACATATCCTTGCTGCTGGATACCTCCAGTGGGCGGGATAAGCGCCTGCGCCGCTACCTTGCGGAAAACGAAAGCGCGTTTGACTTTGTTGTTGTGGACTGTGCGCCAGACATCGACATGGCAAGCATCAACGCACTTATGGCTGCCGACCTTGCCCTTGTGCCAATCACGCTGGATAAAAACGCCCGCAAGGGGCTTTCCGAGGTGTGGGAACAGATCACCGCCGCCCAGCAGGAAAACCCCAAGCTGAAAGCCCACGTCATCATTACCCGCTATCGCCCCGATCAGGCGGCAAAAGCTGCCGAAAATACCGACCTTGCCCTGTTGGGCAGCGGCATTCGGGAATCAACTGTGAAAGTCGAAAATAGCAACGATGCCGGAACACCGCTGTCCGTATCAAGTCGATGGAGCAACGCCGCCCGCGATTTCCGCGCCCTTACAGATGACGTGCTGGAGGTATTGGGATATGAACAGCCATTGCCGCTGTAAAGCCCCTGCGCCGCTGTTCGCGGTCTATGCAAAAGATGGGCGGATTATGATGCAGACCGATAGCCCCGCTTGTGTCCCGCCGCCGGACATCCTAAAGGCGCTGAAAGCTGCCGGGTACAAGATCAAGGAACGTAAGCAATGAACACACCCTGTTACAAATGCCCCCGGCGGGCGGTGAACTGTCACAGCCGGTGCCCGGACTATGCGCAATACCGTAAGCTGTGTGATCAGATCAGCGCCGCCCGCGATGCAGAACGGCGCATGGATTCTGCCGATGCCGAGCGCGGCGACAAAATACGCCGAGATGTCCGCAAGAACGGACTGTACAACCAACGGAAAGGACGGAAACGATAATGGAATTTGGCTGCGTTTGCAATAACGCGATTACCCTGTACGAATGTGACCCGGCGCTGAACACTGCCTGTATGCACAAGTGGTGCGCCGTCGATCACCCCGATGACCCGAAAAGACAATGCCACCGCACTATGCACCCCGAATTTGCACGGAAAGGCACCCGCCCTGTGCAAATCGACCTCAAGACCGGCGCGGAGGTGATACTGTGAAAGCCAAGAAAAAGCCCCTGCATCATAACACGTCAGACCCGGCGAAAATCCGGGAAAACATTATCCAACAGTTTGAAAGCCTACCCACCGACACGCGGGATATTATCGCCCAATTCTACATTATGACCCTGTCCGAAAAGCTCCCGGAGTGGCAGAAACAGGGCGACAAAGCCCGGCGCGCCGAATCCGGCAAGAAAAAATAAAATGCCGTTTTGGTGTTCCACTGGAACACCCCGGAGGAAACCATGAACCTGATTCAAGATGTATTGCGGGCAGCTGAAAGCAAGCCGGAACAAGACCGCTTTGTTCGCGTCAAGCTGGAGGACATTCTGCCCGACCCCGAAAATTTCTACAACACCGATGAAATAGAAGAACTTGCGGCGGCAATAGACGCTTTCGGACTGGAACAGCCGTTGGTCGTTCGCCCGGCGGTCGATGAACCCGGCAAGTACCGTCTGACCGGCGGGCACCGCCGCCGTCTTGCCCTGCTTACCCTGTACGCCAAAGACCCCGACCACTGGCGGGAAGTCGATGCACGGCTGACAACCAGCCTCGGTGCCCTTGCAGATCAGGCGCGGCTTATTTTGATGAACCGCACCGCCCGCAAAGAAACCGAGTATGAAAACATGATGGAAACCGTCAAGACCGCCGAAATTGCCCGCGAGTTCAAAGCGGGCGGCGGCAAGGTCGAGGGCAAGACCCGCGCGGCAGTTGCAACGGCGCTGGGTATATCCTCGGCGCAGGCGGGCAAGTATCAGGCAATCTACAAGCACCTGACACCCACCTTGATGCGCCGATACAAAGACGGCGTGATTGGTACGCAGGTTGCCTATGAATTAAGCAGCTTGCCAAAGCGTCAGCAGGAAGAAGTTGCCGCGCTGTACCCGGTGCCCACGATGGAGAACGCCCGCGCCCTGAAATCTGCCCGGAAACAAAGGGAGAAAGCCCCCTGCCAAACTGCCCCGACTGTGGTTGCTGTTGCAACCACGGACGCCCCTGTTGCACAATCGGCACTTGCGTGTTCTGTGGAGACACCGCCGCCCCCGGCGGAACAGCCCACGCCGCCGATTCAGCCCAAACCCAAGGAACCCTCGGCGGTTGCCGTCAGCCCTGTGCCGGTGTCCGACCTGCCAGCAACGGAACCGCCCACGCAGAACACTGACACCGATACCGACGCTTTAGCCGACACTGCCCGCGATCTTAGTAACTACTGTGAAGCCCACGGCAGCGGCGAATGCTGCCAAGGTTGCTATTTCTATGATGATGTGCGCGGGGCCTGCCGAATCGGGTTGCCGTTCACATGGGAGGTGTAATTGTGCAATATCTGATTATCGCGGTTGTCTTAGTGTTCGCAGCCATTGCGGGCGCGGCGGTTAAAATCTGCTTTGATATTCCGCATAAAAAATTCAAGAATAGAACTCTCAATACCCCCGCAAAGCCGTATGAAGCCCCCTTGCCGCCACCCACAGCGGTTACGATTGCCCACAATCTGAAATGCCCTGTGTGTGGGTATGAGTTCGCGGCGCTGTCGGATAACCGCTATACCGTTGACGGCACACACAACTACGGAAGATTCAATTATTTGCGCGATAAAATCATTGTAAGCGGAGACGCCGTTGTGAACGGCGAACACGACGCTTTTGATTGCCCGATGTGCGGCTGTCAGCTGGTAGTAAATCCCCGCTTGCGCACAGTTTCTTCCCAGAAACGCACCACAACAGGAGGCGCAACCAATGCCCCAACATCTGAAATTTGATGCAGCGGCCTGTTCCAGCAAGCCGTATGAAAAAGCATCCCCGGAACTAATCGAGCAACTAAAGAAGATTGCCGCATTCCCACGCCCTTTTGCGCCCAAGTATTGTGAGTGCGTCGGCTGTGGATTTGAACACAACTGCCACATTGACGGATGTGCTGTCATGCTGAAAGCGGCTGAATTATTGGAGAAATGAAATTATGACCAGAAAGAAAGCTATCAAAACCATTATGTCCGTCACCGGTCACGGCGACAAGCGCGCGGCAAACAAGGCGTTTGACAATGTAAAAAAATGCCTTGCCGGGAATCCTCGAAATGCCGATGTATGTTATCGCGTGATCTGCTTTATCTACAATGCCGCCAATTCCGACCCGGACGGCCTAGACGTCCATGCCTATAAAACCATAATGCGGGCATGGGCGTCTGCAAAGCTCCTGCGCCTGCGCTACGGCTCCCGCGTGGGCGGTACGCTGATTGGCGACGCGGAGGCGTAAACCCATGATGCACAAGGAAGAAGAAAAAAGCCGCATGGTGTGCCCATTCCGTGTTCACGGCGTAACCACGCCCTCTGCCACAATTCCAGATGCAATATTCAGGAATGAATATTTTATGCCGTGCCTGCATGATGACTGCCCCGCCTATCGGTGTGAAAAATATACCCGAAACACCCCGGCGGGCGAGGAAAATATCATCGTCGAACATTGCGCACGACTGGAGGAATGAAAAATGCGAATGATAGATGCCGACAGCCTTGAAAGCAAACTGCCCGCCCACAGCAACGACAGCAACCACGTTATGACCCGCAATTTTGCTGTTGAAAGTTTCCGGGCGCTTATCAAAGCAGAACCCACCGTGACCCCGTCGCCTGTCTACGCAAAGGGTATCTTATTAGATCAGGCGGTTCGGTACGCCCTGCAATCCGCATTTCCGAAAGCAATTATGAACCTGCGCCTTGAATTGATTGTCTATCCGGCGCGCAATATCACCGTACCGCTGTACGGTGCGGACACGCTGGACGAACTGAATGCCCGGATTATTGAATGGTGCAGCCGTGAAGCCTGCAAGTCGTACAGTTCGGCAAGTCAGAAATACCACTTGAACGGTATCAACCAATTTTGCGGCACGATTTATACACGCACAAGCATGGAATACATCTATACCTATTTGGGCAACGGTATCAACCATGATCTGTGCCTACGCTTTGTCGGTGAAATGGACTTCAACCTGAACAAGCTGAAACGCGCCATTGCGCAGGGCGAGGGCAAATGATGCCGCCGACCGAAAACAGCGCCGCCCTGTTTGGCTGGCATAGTCAGGACAGCCGCGCAACCGGCCCGCTGGACACCGCCGACACCGTTACCGCCCACTACGGCACCGGCGGTGGAAATACCCCGCTGATCGTCCAGCCCTGCATCTGCATACAAGGCTCCATGATTGGCCGCGCCGAGAAAAACGGCCCGCAAGGTGATGGGCTGAATCAGGAGGTGTGTTTTACCCTGAATACCGTAGATGAACACGCCGTTGCCTATACGTTCGCCGAGAAAAACTATTCTGAATACGTCCTATCCCCGGCGGGCGGTACGATCAAGGCAAACGGCGGCGCTACCGGCGGCGGCGGTGAAACACTGGTTGCCCATAATCAGCCCCATTACATTGTCCGCCGCCTTATGCCTTTGGAGTGCAGCCGCCTACAAGGATTCCCGGACGGCTGGGGAGAAATCGAACACCTCCCGGCGGATATGACGCCAGACACCGCCGATTTCTGGCGCGGGGTATACCGCACAGCTTGCACAATCAAGGGCGTTGTCCCGAAAAAATCAATACTTACCAGCGACAAAGCCCTTGCCAAGTGGCACAACCAACTGCACACCGATGGCGCAGAATACAAAATGTGGGGCAACGGTATGGCGCTACCCAACGCCCTGTTTTTTGTCGGCCGCGCCGTTGCCCAGATCAGCGCAGACGAACACCGCCCCGCTGATACCGTAAAGCTGGGCAGCCTGTTCGACGGCAGCGGCACAATGCCCCTTGCCGCCGTTATGTGCGGCGCAACCCCTGTATGGGCAAGTGAAGTCGAGCCGTACCCCATCGCCGTTACCAAAACACACTTGCCGAATGTCCGGCACCTCGGCAATGTTTCCGCCATTGATGGCGGGAAGATCGAGCCGGTAGACATCTTCACATTCGGAAGCCCATGTCAGGACTTGAGCATTGCTGGTCGTCGCAAGGGGCTTAAAGGACAGAAATCTTCCCTGTTTTGGGAGGCAATCCGCATTGCGTCTGAAATGCTGGCGGCAACCGGCGGCAGATACCCGCGCTTTGTCATTTGGGAAAATGTCTACGGCGCTTTATCTTCAAACGGAGGTGATGATTTTGAAATCGTCCTCAACGAACTGTTGCACCTTACCGGGTCAAACGAGTTTATTCGACAGCACGGAATCTGGGGGGGCTTTGCAGGGTATGGAGAAGTTGCCTACCGTGTTGTCGATGCGAAATATTGGGGAGTGCCCCAGCGTCGCAAACGTGTCTATGCTGTCGCTGATACTGGTGGAGAATCCGCCAACGAAATACTATTTGACCGTAAAGGCGATGAATGGAATTTTAGACCGCGCCTCCCGGCGGGGAAAGCCGTTGCCGGACTTGCTGACGACTGCTATTGCTGGCATGAAAGAATGGTACAAGCAAAATCCTCCGGGGGGGGGAAAATCTCGCCTACACGCTGAAAATCCGGCAAGGCTGTGACGGCGGCGGAAAAGGGGCGCTGATACAGACCGAGCTTTCCGCCACCCTTGCAACCAACAACGACCAAACACTGTTTGCCCCTGTCACAAAGGAGTAATGAAAAATGCTGACACTTCCCATAAAGCAGGAATGGTTTGACATGATCTGCCGCGGTGAAAAGCGCGAAGAATACCGTGAAGCGACAGAGTATTACCAAACTCGCATAAATTCTGCCATAGCTGCCGACCCGAATTGCAAAGGTCAAGCATACAAGATTTTTCCTGTAAAAATTCGCGCCGGGTACAATTCAAAAGCCCCGGCAGCCGTATTGCGGGTACATTGCATCTTCGGCAAAGGCGGTGTGCGCGAATGGGGCGCAGACCCGGACAAATACTACTATATCCTGCAAATTCTGCACATTGAAAGAATTGAAAACTGGAAAGGTGGAAACGTGTAAAGATGGAAACCGAAATTAACAACACCCCCGCTGAACCCCTGCGCTGTGAAACTTGCCTGTATTGGGAGGATTTCAACGGCGTGTGCTTTTGCGGTGCAAGCCCTTATTGCGCAGATTTTACGGACGGTGATGACGGTTGCTGCTATTGGCAGAAAAAAGAACCTGTTGCCCCGGCGGATACGGAGGTGAATGACAATGCGGCTGATTGATGCAGATAAAATTGTAGAGGTTGCCGAACACGCTTACGGTGAGTGGAACAAGGCAATGGGTGCGGCAGAGGGGCGGCAGATCAACCGTTGCTACAAAATGCAGGAACTGTGCAAAGCAGTAAAAAGTGTTGCCAATGATTGCCCCACCATTGACCCGAAAAATCCACAGCCCATTTTGCATTGGAAAAAGACAAGATTTGGGTATGAATGCCCTGTGTGCGGTGCGGAACCAGCGTGTTGTAGATGCGGGTTGGTTGATCGGTCGAGGTATTGCTCCTATTGCGGTACACGTCTGTATGGCGATTAGTCGGTAGGAGGGCTATCAAGATGAATGACCCTTTAGAAAAGCTGCTGAAAAAAATGGAGCTTTCGTGTTACGGCAAAGAAAGTGATCTGATCTATCGGGGCGATGCGCTGAACGCGATTCGCGGGGCGTGTATCATGGCGCATATTCCGTTCAATTCCAGCAGCCCAGAGGGGCGGCGCACAATAGAAGCTATAAAAGCTGTTTGGAAAGTAAAAAGCGCCTCCACCTCTTTGCACGGCGGCTGGAAAAACGCCAAGACCGAACCGCCACCGTCGAACACAGACGTTGAGGTGTATTGCAAATCGCTGGGCGTTACGGTTGGGTATTACCGCCCATTGATGGGCGAATGGCTGACGGACAATCACCGCACATTGCGGAACGTCACCCACTGGCGACCGATACCACCACCGCCGGAGGCTGAACCATGAACAACTACACCCTGCCGCCCGGCATCGTCAAGGTCTGCGCGGGGCTGGTACAGAGCGCAACGACAGAGCCGTATCTTTCCGCCCTGTGCGCCGCTGAACAAACCCTGTTCGACAAATACCCGGCGGAACAACAGCAAGAGGCACGGCGGCTGGTTGCTGCCGTAAAGGTGAACATTCGCCACCCGCGCAGACCCAGCGCCGCCACCCTGCTACGGCAGTTTGATCTAAGCGTGAGCGAAAGCACATTCAAGCGGTACAAACGTGAATACTGCTATGTGCTTGCCCGCGAATCGCACCTGATTCCAGATGCAAGCCCTAAAGCCTAAAATTTACAGTTTGTTCACAATGTTGACCTGATAACGGATTTCAAGTGTGTTATAGTGAATTTGTCAGGTGGGAACACTGACGGCTTTTCTTCCTCCTAAGAGTGACGACACCCGACCCGGCGGGCAATCCGGGATATTGTGGTACAGAGTAGGTCAAGCGCGCTGCGCGGCGGTTCGATTCCGTGATGTACCTGCCCGCTGGTTTGTGTATCACACATTCCCCGGCGGGTTTCCAATCAACCGTGTTCAGCATGAACACACTTCCCGAATGGTGACACATGGCACAGGGTTTTGCAAAAGCGTTCTACAAGTCAACCCGCTGGCGGAAATGCCGCGCGGCGTTTATCGCTGATCGTATGAGGATTGATGGCGGGCTGTGCCAGATGTGCCGCGACGAACCCGGCTACATTGTGCATCACAAAGTATGGCTGACGCCACAGAACATTGACGACCCTGACGTGGCATTGAATCCGGCAAACTTTCTATACGTTTGCCACGACTGCCACAACAAGATCGAGAACGACGGCGGCAATCTATATTATTTTGATGAACAAGGCCAGCCGCAACCGCTGGACGCAAGCAACAGCGGCAGCGGCGGTACTCCCCCCTATAAGTACCATAACCCGGTCTGACATAGAACCGATGGAGTGAGGTACAAAGAACACACAGGTTATTTTCGTATGACCGGGGGGGATCAAGTAAAAATGAAGATTTGCGCCGGGTTCGCTGGCATCTGACGGGAGGTGAAAAAACTTGCCGGACGAAGTAATCCGGGCGGTGCGGTCAATCCTTGACCGGGGCAACACCGCCGAAATCAAGCGCCGAAAAAACGGTGAAATCATCGTTTTGGAAGTGCGGCGAAAAGTGAAAAGCAGTGCGGTACAGCAAGTGGGCTGTACTGAGGGCCAAGTGGGGCCGTAAGCTATCGCGTATGTCGATGGCTTGCGGCCTCTTTCTTTTTTGGCACAGGGGGACGCTATGGCGGCGACAAAGAAAACCGGGACAACAAAAAAGACCAACAAAAAGGCGTCGGCCAGGGTGCTGTCTGAAAAGGAACTGCAAACCCTGATTGATGCTGTGCCGGACGAACGCCGGAAACTGGCGGCAAACATCGTTTCGGAACTGGTCTGGATGTCTAAAATGATGGACACCTTGAAAAGCAAGGCTGATGAAATCGGCCCGCTGGAATGGTTCGTGCAGGGTGAACAATCCATGTTGCGGGAAAATCCCGCGCTGAAAAGCTACAACACCACGATCAAGAACTATGCCACGCTGTTGTCTAAGCTGACTGATCTGCTGCCCAAGGCGACGACCCCGCCGCCCACAAGTGATGCCGGAGATCAGTTTGATGATTTTGTTGCCGGACGTGACGCGGATTGATTCGCTACCCGCTTACTTACAACCCTATCCTTGAATACTACGCCGCCATTGAAAACGGACAGGTCACTGTAAGCAAGAAAGTTGCAACCGTATACCGCAAACTGGCGCAGGACGTTGTAAACGGCTGTGGTGAGTATGTCTATAAAGCCAAGCGCGCCAACCACGCGATTGAATTTATAGAAAATTTCTGCCGCCACAGCAAAGGCAAGGCGGGCGGCAAGCCGTTCATTCTGGAACTGTGGCAGAAAGCCCTCGTTGCCGCAATGTTCGGTTTCGTCCATGCGATAGACGGCACCCGGAAATACCGGGAAGTCCTGTTGGTGGTTGCCCGAAAAAACGGTAAGTCTACATTGTCCGCCGCGATCGGTCTATATCTGATGGTTGCGGACGGTGAACCCGGCGCAGAAATCTACGCCGTTGCCACCAAAAAAGATCAGGCAAAGATAATTTGGCAGGAAGCCCGGCGCATGGTTTGCAAATCGCCTGTGTTGCACTGGACGCGCAAGACCCCCAACGGAAAGATCAAACCGCTGGTTGCCGAAATGGTGAGCGAGTACAACGACAGTGTGTACAAGCCCTTGGGACACGACAGCGACACGCAGGACGGCTTGAACGTCCACGGCGGATTGTTGGACGAAATCCACGCATGGGCACCGCCGATGCGCGCGCTGTACGACGTTATTGTTGACGGCGTGACCGCCCGCGAACAGCCCATGATCTTTGAAACCACCACGGCAGGCACGGTGCGCGAGGGTCTGTACGATGATCTGTACCAAGAAGCCGAGAATGTCATAAATGGATATTATGACGAAAACGGCTACAAAAACGAACACTTCCTGCCGGTCATCTATGAACTTGATTCCCGCAAGGAATGGACGGACGAGCATTGCTGGGCAAAAGCAAACCCCGGTCTCGGCACAATTAAATCCCTTGAACAGCTGCGCGCCAAAGTCCAAAAGGCGGCTGCAAATCCAAAGTTGGTAAAGAACCTGCTTTGCAAGGATTTCAACATTCCTGAAACCATCGGCGAGGCATGGCTGACGTTTGAACAGCTGAACAACACCGCGCTTTTCGACGTCCACGCCCTGCACCCCCGGTACGGCATCGGCGGTGCGGACTTTTCCAGCACGACCGATCTTACCGCCGCCGTTGTCCTTTTCATGCTCCCCAACGACCCGCACATCTACGTCATGGCGATGTTCTGGCTGCCGGAAGAATTGTTGGAACGCCGTGTGCGGGAAGATCGCATACCCTATGACCTGTGGAAAGATCAAGGTTATCTGCGCACCTGCGAGGGCAACAAAGTTCGGCAAAAAGATGTCACGGACTGGTTTCTTGAAGTGCAGAATGATCTTGACTGCTATATCTACCGGGGCGGGTACGATGCGTGGAGCGCAAGCTATTGGGTCGATGAAATGCAAGAGACTTTCGGAAAAGGCGTGTTCACGCCGGTACAGCAGACAATGAAAGTGTTGTCGCTGCCTATGAAACAATTAGGCGCTGATTTTGATAGTAAACTTATCGTCTACAACAACAACCCTGTGCTGAAATGGTGCCTTGCCAACACCGGCATTGTGGAAGATAAAAACGGCAATATCAAGCCCAACAAAACCAGCAAGGCGCGAAAGCGCATTGACGGTTTGGCCGCCCTGCTTGACGCCTTTGTGGTGTTTCAGGATTGTCAAGACGATTATAAAAGTATGTTATAGGAGGCTTACCCCATGGGATTCTTTCAGCGGTTACGCGCTGCGGTTGCCCGCAGCCCCACCAGCACACAAGTGAAAATGGTTACGGAGGCGGGCAACGGTCTGTATTCCTACGATGGGAACCTGTACAAAAGCGACATTGTGCGCGCCTGTATTCGCCCCAAGGTCAAAGCCGTGGGCAAGGCAACCCCGCGTCATATCCGCACCACTACCACCCCGGACGGCAAGACCACCACCCAGACAAACCCCGACGCATACATTCGGGCATTGCTGGACGAACCGAACCAGTACATGACATGGCAGATGTACGCGGAGAAAATGGAAACGCAGCTGATCTTGAACAACAATGCGTTTGCCGTAATCCAGCGTGATGAAAACGGCTACCCTGTTGCCCTTTTCCCTTTGGTAGCGGATAGCGTGCAGGCCCTGTACAACAAGGCCGGTGAACTGCTGCTGCAATTCTGGCTGCCGAACGGCAGCACATGGACGTTCGCCTATACCGACATAATCCATCTGCGCAACGACTACAACGAAAATGACGTTTTCGGAACGCCGCCCGGTGCAGCCTTGCGGGATATTATGGAAGTTATCGGCACCACCGACCGGGGTATTGTCAATGCCGTGCGGAACAGCGCGGTCATTCGTTGGTTGCTGAAATTCACCTCTAGCGGTATGCGCCAGGAGGACATCAAGAAACAGACCGACATTTTTGCCGATGCATTCCTTGACGCCAACAACAGCAAGGGTGTTGCCGGTACGGACGTCAAAGCCGATGCAATCCAGCTGGAACCGCACGACTATGTGCCCAATGCCCTGCAAAGTCAAAACAACATAACCCGCCTGTATAGCTTTTTCAACACCAACGAAAAGATCGTGAAAAGTTCCTTTTCGGAGAATGAGTGGATCAGCTACTACGAGGCGCAGGTCGAACCCGATCTGCTGCAATTTGCCACCGAACACACCCGCAAGCTGTGGAACCGGCGGCAGCGGGCTTTCGGAAATCGGCTGTATCTGGAAAGCAGCAACCTCCAGTATGCCAGCATGAGTACCAAACTTGCATTGCAGGCTATGGTTGACCGTGGCTCGATGCTGCCTAACGAGTGGCGCGCCGTCCTTGGTCTTGCCCCTGTTGCGGGCGGTGATGAGCCTATCCGCCGCCTTGATACACAGCCTGTCAAATCCACAAAAGCGGGAGGTGAAAACGAATGAAACTGAACATCAAGGGCACGATCGTACCCAACGACTACAAACACGTCTATGACTATTTCGGCATTGAATCCACGTCCGCCAAGGACGTTTCGGACGCGCTGGACGCCGCCAACGGTCAACCGCTGGAGGTGTACATCAATTCCGGCGGCGGCTATGTGCAGGCCGGCAACGAAATTTATACCCTGCTGTCGGAGTACGGCGGCGGTGTGAATATCAAGATCATCTTTGCCGCCAGCGCCGCCAGCATCATTGCCATGGCCGGGCACAGCGCTATTTCCCCGGTTGGGCAGCTGATGATTCACAACGTCGCCAGCACTGCCGAGGGCGATTACCGCGCCATGCACCACGCCGGAGACGTGCTGGAAACCGCCAACGATTCCCTCGCCAACGCCTATATGCGCAAGTCCGGGAAAACCCGCGACGAAATCCGCGCAATGATGGACGCGGAAACGTGGATTACTGCCCAGCGCGCCGTTGAATTGGGGCTGGTTGATGAGATCATGGGCGGCGACCTCGTTGCCGGTCTGGGCGCTGAACTGCTGCCCGACAGTGTTATCCAAAAGACGCTTGCCATGTTCCGCGCAGATAAAAGCGCCGAACTTGCGCAGGCGGAAACCGACTATCAGAATCTTCTCAAAAAGGAGTAACTAAAATGACGAGAGAACAGTATAACACCCAGCGCACCAAACTGATGAACGATATGCGCGCCGCTATCGACGCGGGCGACACCGCCACCGCCAACAGCTGCCGCGATCAGGTCAGGGCGTTGGATAACCAGTGGGAAACCGAGGCGCAGGCGCGCGCGGATTTTGCCGCGTTGCAGAACAGCGCCCGCAGCTTTACCCCCGCCGACGTGACCCCTGCCCAGACCAACGCTGCCCCGCAGATGGTCAAGATCAACAACTTCGGCGGCCAGACCGCCCATACCGACCCCAGCGAGACGAACGAGTACCGCAATGCGTTCATGGCGTATGTCTGCCGCGGCACCGAGATTCCCGCCGATCTGCGCGCCAGCGTGGCCCCGATGCTGAATGTGGCCGCTACCACGACCACCACCGACGCGGGCGCGGTCATTCCCACTACGATCACCCGCGAGATCATCCGCGAGATGAAGTCTTACGGCAACCTGTACGCCAAAATCCGCAAGCTGAATGTGCAGGGCGGTGTCGAGTTCCCGATTCTGGCCTTGAAGCCTACCGCCAACTGGATTGGCGAGAGCAAGTCCAGCGATGATCAGAAGCTGACCGCCAACACGAAGGTTTCCTTCAGCTACTACGGTCTGGAATGCAAAATCGCACAGACCCTGCTTGCGTCCGTCGTCACCTTCGACGAGTTCCAGCAGATGTTTGTGCCGCTGGCTGTGGAAGCTATCGTTGCCGCCAAAGAAAAGGCCATCATTTCCGGCACCGGCAGCGGGCAGTTCATTGGCGTTACCAAGGACACCCGCGTGCCCACCAAGAATGTTGTCGTTCTTTCCCCTGACGAGATCGGCGACTATTCCGCATGGCACAAGAAGGTCATCGCCAAGATTCCCAAGGCATACCGCAAGGGTGAGTTCGTCATGGCGCAGGGCACGTTTGACGGCTACATTGACGGCATGGTCGATAAGAACGGCCAGCCCATCGGGCGTGTGAACTACGGCATCGACGGTGGAGAGACGTACCGCTTCTGCGGCAAACCTGTGGAGACCGTCGAGGATGACATCATCGCCAACTTCGATGCCGCCGCCAAGGATGATGTCATTGCCGTGTACTTCAACCCCAGCGACTACGCCGAGAACAGCAACGGTCAGTTTGCCGCCGTCAAGTGGACTGACCACGACGACAACACCGTCAAGACCAAGGTGCTGCACATCTGTGACGGCAAGCTGCTTGACCCCAACGGCGTTATCATCATCAAAAAGGGCGAAGCTGCCAAGGTGTAACCCCCGGAGGTGTAAACCGTGCTTGAACTTGCAAGAGGATGGGTGCTGCGCAACAAGAACAACACTGCGTTTGATGATGAACTTACAGATTTGATTGCTGCCTGCAAAGCTGATCTGCGCAAACGTGGTGTCGTAAAGACCAGCGACGACGACCCGCTTATCAAGCAGGCGATCAAGCTGTACTGCAAGGGCAATTTCGGGTACGGCGGCAGCGACGCCGAACGCTACCAGAAAAGCTATGAAAGCCTTGCGGTCAGCTTGAGCCTGTGCGGGGATTATCTGGAGGGCTGATATGTATTTCAGTGATGAAATTATCCTGATCGACACGGACACCTCCGGCACTGATGCAATCGGCTTGCAGGCGGAAACCGAAACCGGGCGCGCCACCGTTTACGGTGACATCAAAAGCGTAAGCCGGGAGGAATCCTTTACGGCGGGCAGCCGTGGGTACAGCGAGGTTGAAAAGATCGTGCTGCGCCCATGGGATTACAGCGGGCAGAAATACGCCCTGCTGCATGGTGTGAAAAAACAGGTGTACCGCACCTATCAATCCAGCCCGGACACACTGGAGCTGTACGCCGCCACCAGAAAGGGCATTGTGTGAGCAATTCTATTAAGGTCAAGCCGGAGGAAATGGCTACCGTAGTAAGACAGATGTTTGAATCATATTCCAAAGCCAAAACCGCTGAAACCAAGGAACTGATTCAAGAAACTGCCGAAACCTGCAAAAGCGAGATCAAAAAAGCCTCGCCCAAGAGAACCGGGAAATACCGCAAAGGCTGGACTGTCACCCAAGAATGGGAAGATAGCGACAGCTTGCGTATGCGGGTGCGCAATAAATCCGCATGGCAGCTGACGCACCTGCTGGAAAAAGGACACGCAAAGAGAAGCGGCGGGCGTG